TGAGATGCAAACAAAGCTCAATAAGCGCGAGCCTATCTATAGAGATAAGATAGAGGAAGATACATGGATTTGGAAGGAATACATACCAGGGCACAAATACGTTATGTGTATTGACTGTTCAAGGGGTGATGCCGCCGATAGAACGGCTCTTGAAATATTTGATATGCACGGAATCGACGACGATGGAACACCTTGCATGGAACAAGTTCTTGAATATCACGGGAAAAAGACAGGTGACGTCGTTGGCGAGATGGCTTATCAGTACGGTAAAATGTACAATAACCCGTTCTGTGTTGTCGATTGTGTTGGTGGTACTGGAGACGCTTGTATTCTAATGATGATAAGGCTAGGATACAAGAACTTGTACTATGACGACCCGTTGCTTAAATCATATACAAGTCAGGTAGACGCATCTTCACTTCCAGTTAATAAGGACGGAAAGCTTCCTGGATTCCATAGTAACCAAGTTCGTTACCAAATGTTGACTAATTTTGCTAATCTAATAAAGACGAATCAATTCAAGATTCGTTCAAAGAGGGTATTGGCAGAGCTTGATACGTGGATTTACAAAGGACCACAGGCTAGAATTGACCACCAAGACGGCGCGCACGACGATACATTAACATGCTTAGCTATGGGATTGTTCGTTATGGAGCATAGTATGGCTAGACAAGAGAGAACTAAAGAGCATGATAAAGCAATCCTTAGGAGTTGGACTACTGGTAATATCGTTGTATATAAAGAGCAAGAACAAAAAGAAGAGGAAAAGAAGAAAAAGAAACTAAACATGCCTTTCTACTCAACACAGACATTAGATAAAAGCCGTAAATATGCTAGTCATATGTGGGTATTAAAGTAAGTTGTAAACTATTTATTATTAGTAAAACTGTGACTTATGACAAAATATACTGACGAAATACAAAAGTTATTTAAAAGAGTCAGAACATTACTAGGTGCTGGTGTGAGGTCGGTAGAGCTAACAGATGAGGCTCTATGCGACCTTTTGGAAGTTGCTATTGAGGATTACGCAGAGGTTGTTCAGAACTGGCTTGTAGAGACACAATGGATGAGTCTATGGGGAAAGAACGTAACCAAGGATGACATTGCATTTGCGCTTTCAACAAGAACTCTTGATATGTCAAAGAACTACGGCTGGTGGTTTTCAAAAGAAGTCGGATTACAGCAAACAGGACCTTGGGAACTAAAGAAAGACTTTATAACGATTGAGAAAGGAAAACAAGTCTACGAAATACCAGCAGGAAGAATGGTAAATAAGGTTATGTGGGTTAACCCTCCTGTAACACAGGCCGCTCTTTTTGCTAACTATGGAGGACTTGATATCGGATTCTGCGGTGGATATGGACAGCTAGGAGGTGGCTCGTATGGACCTATCGGCGGTTTTTATACGGCACCAGCCGCAGACGTCGCTTACCTCGCGACAGACCTAACATACAAGAATAGGCTTCTTAGGAGTGACTTGGTGTATAAAATAACAGCTGGGCCGAACGGCACGCACTTGCTACATCTAATGTCAACTCCAGGGAGCAAGTTGTCTTTCGGGTATATGGGAGGCGCACTAGGCGGATTGGGCCTTGTAGGGTGCGAAGTATGGTATACTTATTATGATGTAAAAGGAAATGAAGACGAGTGCGCAAGAGCAAATCCAGATGTTATCTTAACACCAGACCAAGTACCACTATCTGAGATAGACTACACGTTCTTAAATAGCCCAACAAAGACGATTGTCCGTAAATTGTTGGTAGCTAAAGCAAAAGAGACATTAGGCCTTATAAGGGGTAAATATAGCGGAAAGGTTAGTATACCACAGGCAGAGATGTCGATGGACTACCAAATGCTCATTCAACAGGGCAAAGAGGAGTATGAGAACGCAATGAAGGACCTCAAAGAAAGACTTGAAAGAATGAGACCTGATAAACTAATGGAGATTCAAGCTAATCTTGTTGAAAACAATCTAAAGATACAGCAAAAGACCCCACTTGGGATATACGCGATTTAATCTTTACTTACAACGAAAATATTCTTATACTATTACTAGTATAATACATAAAGTTTATTTATATGGCAGAAAAAAAGAATACACTTTTCACAAACCTGAACCGTATTATTATGGGAACTCAGAGTGTCGATGCAAATGAGCGCTTCGGCATTAGCCCTGATGGTAGTAGTCCTAGGAAGTACACGTTTGATGATAAAGTTTTATATACAACAAAGAACAAAGAAGATTACGAGAAGAAGCTAACCCAGATAAGGCAACAAAAATTGCTTAATTACCAATGGGTAAAGGCTGGCGCAGACGCGGCCATGGAAAGTATGGCTGGTTACACGGCCGTTAAGCTAATGTATCGTGATGCTGATTTGATGGATGGCACGCCTGAGATTGGAGCCGCATTGGATATTATGTCGGAAGAGGCTTGTTCTACTGGAACCGATGGCAAAATAATTAAGATTACATCAAGGTCAAATAGAATTCAATCAATACTTGAGGACTTATTCGTTAATAGACTTAGGGTGCCTCTAATGCTTCCTATGGTAGTAAGAGAGACAATTAAGTACGGTAACAGCTTTATGCTACTAAACATTGATGAAAAGAACGGTGTTCTTGGGTGGAAACAGCTTCCTGTATACGAGATAGACCGTGTTGAAAACGGATATACTACTAGTTACGCTTCAGGCGCGATTCTAAGACCAGGAGACGGCCGTAAGACAGATGAAATTATGTACGTATGGAACGGACATAACGAGGCAGCACCATACAGAAACTTCCAGATGGCCCATTTTAGGCTATTGAATGACTCCTTCTTCCTACCTTACGGTGTATCCGCCCTTCATAAAGCAAGAAGAGCATGGAGAATGTGGTCTATGATGGAAGATGCCATGCTTCTATACAGGCTAGATAAGTCAATCGAAAGAAGGGTGTTTAAAATCTATGTCGGCGGTATTGATGACGACGATGTTGAAGGTTACGTACAACAGATTGCTAATAACTTCAAAAGAACGCCTATTATTGACCCAGAAACGGGCCAAATAGACCTTCGAAAGAACTTTATGGACGTTTCTACTGATTTCTTTATTCCAGTAAGAACAGAGAACGCATCTAACCCAATTGAAACCCTTTCTGGCGCGCAGAATCAAACTGCAATGGATGATATTAACTACATGCAGAATAAAATTTTCGCCGCACTAAGGGTTCCAAAGACATTCCTTAACTTCCAAGAAGCCCAAGGAAAAGGCCAGAACTTGGGTATTATGGATATTCGTTTCGCTAGGATGATTAATAGAATACAACAATTCGTAATCACCGAGTTAAACAAGATTGCTATGATTCACCTTTATCTAGTTGGAATGGAGGACGAGATTTCAAACTTTACAATCTCGATGAACAACCCATCCAACCAGATAGAACAACAAGAAATTGATAACCTAACGAAGAGAGCAGCGCTTGCCGCCCAGTTGTTAGCGGACCCAGGCATCGGAATGCCTATATATTCACTACACAAGGTACTAAAAGACGTAATGAAGCTTAGTGATGCCGAGATTCTTGATATGGTTAATGAGATACGTCTTGAGAAAGCGATGGCCGCAGAGCTTGCCGCCACACAAAATATCATCAAAAAGACAGGCGTATTCGATAAGACGGATAGAATATATGGCGACTTTGACGCAATGTATGGTGACGGAACTATTGACCAAAATGCTCAAGGCGGTGACGCTGCCGCAGGAGGAGGAATGCCTGGCGGAGGCGGCGGAGGTGCCATGCCACCAATGGGTGATATGGGAGATGCTGGAGGAGATATGGGAGGAACAGAAGGTTCTGTTGACATGGGTTCTGCTCCAGGAGCAGACAGTGGAACAACAGCCACAACTGGAGGAAGTCAAGCACCATTATCAGAAAGCTGGCTAAGAGATAAAAAGTATGCAAATATAATGTCGTTTACGAAGACATACTTCAATATGTTGCACGAGAATACGATAGATAAGGAATACGAGATACCAGAAATAAACACTGGAGGAATGGTGCTAGAGGAAGTAGACAAGCTTGTAAGTAAAATTGATGAAATGGTAGATAGCGACCTTGAAAATATAGAGGACGACATAGATGAAAGCGAGTTTGAAAACGACAAACTAGAAGATTAATACTATTTATTATAAAAACATCACTATGGAAAAAATTGATAAGTTAATGACGGTAGAATCCGTTGAAGAATATAGAAAAAAGCTTAACGAAGCTTGCGACAGCCGAGTTGCTTATATTGAGAAAATTAGTAAGGCGGCAAAACTCGCTGGAGAAGGATTCGGAAGCATAAAGGAGAACATGGAAAATGTTTCTCACTTGTTGTTCTCTACAAAAGAAGGCGGAGCGCTTCTTGGAAAATACCAAGCAACAATCAAAGGTTCTAAGGCACTATCGTCTATGCACACACTTTACGAGGGGATAAGGAAAGTGTGTGCATAGA